AGAAAATCCCCTTAAGGTAGTTAAACACTTAAGGGGATTATAAGGGGTCTAAACTAAGATGTCAATCACTCTTCAACATCTTTCTTTGGTGGACGACCACGGCGCTTTGGCTCTTCCTTAGACACTTCTTCTACCACTTTCTCGGCTTCAATCTTAACAAGAGCCTCACTTGGTTTCTGAATTCGTTCAGCTTCATCCTTACCATTCTTGACAGATACCTGAATGATGGACTCATACTGTGCTAGAGCATTACGACCGTTCTTCAGTTTGGTCTTCTTGAGAGCATCCATTAGACGATCACCGTGTTTCTCAGAAGCTTCTTTCAGCACTTCATAGTCTACACGGTGTAGGGACTTGAGGGGAATGTATACGATACGGTCTTTTGCATCTAGTAGAACAAAAACACGCTGCATACGGCCATCGACACGTAGATCTTTCATCATTTTGTTGTTTCTCCTTGAATTGTTGTGTAGTTATTTATAGTGTGACCAAACGGCCATTGCTCACTGCGTATTCAACCTCTTCTTCGCCTTTCTGCTTGACAACGAAGTGATCATACTTACCAGTCTTTGCTAGACGAGAAAGATGTTTAATCGTTGGGACAGTGAGACGTGAAATGTTGCCAGAGCTGGTGGCACTCACTTCGATAGACTCGTTGACACTATCATCTTCCTCAGAATCATCGTCCTCTTCCTCTTCATCATCCTCAGATTCTTCCTCGGAATCTTTGTCTTCCTTCTCGTCTTCTTCCTTAACATCCTTCTTTGATGCAGCTTCATTGATGGCAGTAATGAATGCATCCTGCACCGCTTCACTCACCACAGCTTTAAGCTCTTCTTTGATTTTGTCCTTAGACATAACACTCTCCAGATTGGTTGTTTACAGATTTATTTAGTCCTGTTTGAAAACAGGAGGAGTTTTCAGCACTTTGTCCTTATAATCCGTTATCTTCTGCGAATCCCCTAGATTGTGATCCTTGAAGTATTTCTGTGTATCGAACATAGAATAGGATGATGGGACGAATTGCTCAATGGCCGATACAATACTATCACGAATCTCCTGTGGTTGCATAGAAAGATCAATCAGTTTCTGATTGAGTTCAAAAGAGTCAGCCACCTTTGTACCGTCTTTCTTTACAGTTTCAAGGAGGTTGAGAAGCTTGTAATCGTCCTCCCATGCAGCCTTCAACACGGTTTCTCTGACACGAGGGAATGCAGATCGGATGTTATCGTTCTTATCACCACGAATACACTTGAGGAACAGTTCATACTGAGAGTCTTCTGGTTCACGAAACACTTTCTGAACAGGAGAATAGAGCTTCACATTCTCATTAACAAGTTGAACATAGTCCTTATCCGTTGACATAATCAAAGATGGTGTGTCAGATTCTTGACACCATACAGCGATCACGTCGTCGGCTTCACATCTATCAGCAGCTATGACATACCCAGCCGTATGATGCTTTACGTAGTCACATAACATATCAGCAGCAGCAAGAATCTCGCTGTAGTATACGTCTTCATCACTCGTACTACCAGCCTTGTATAGAGGGTAGATGTCACGTCTCCATACGTTCTTACTGTCTCTTGCAATAACAAGCCCAGTACATTTGTTAGCATGGGCAATGTTAATGATCCAAGAGAACATCTCCCTGACAAGAGACTCTGTTACGAATTTCTCTTTATGTCTTCGGTTTGAAGGAGTTTTGATCTTTGCAAACCGAGTAGCAAAGGCAATGTTGTTGATATCCACTAGGAGGTTCATATTATGCCTCCTTTACGTCTTCCGTGAAAGACTCTAGGATTTGGTCAATAGCATCAGCAGCAATGGTCATCATCGTGATCTGAACAGCAAACTTATCCTTGGCTGTAGCATCGTTCAAATAGCCAAGTTCAATCAACTTCTCTACCACTTCTGGGTTGTACTTAACCACTGGTGTTACTTGGGCGGCATCATCCGAGAACTTCATTGTCACTTCTGTTGTGTCTGCTTCGATCTTATCTAAACGAGCTTTTAGTTCGTCTCGTTCTTCCACAACTTTATCATAGCCTTGCTTGATCTTCTCTACCGACACAACTGCATTGTCATGAAGGACATTTAGGGCTTCTACCTTTTCTAGTAGAGCTTTATAGTCTTTTGTCTTAACGATCTTGAACATGTTGAGTCCTCTTTGAAAACTTTAATTATAGTGGTGGTAATGCAGTGTGTCAACACAAAGAAGGGGCTTTCGCCCCTTTCATTTACCATCCTCGTCCTTCTTCCTCTTGTTGTAGCCCATACTTCTCTAATATCTCTGGCTTAGGTTTACCGTATACGATTTGGTCAACTTCCGACTGCTCCATGTCTTTGATCTGTTCGTCTGTTAAGCCTTTCTCTCTTAGCTTACACTCTTCATTGTAAAGCATCTCTTCTTCTGTTAGACCTAGATACTTGGTCATCACCATTCTCTTAGAGATCTGAGGGAGCTGGAGTGTGCTGTTAGCTACGTTCAAGAAGCCTTGGTTTCGTTCCATGTCCTTGTATTCGGCAAATGACATAGAATCTGCAATCATGATGTCAACACCTTCTGGTACTACGATACCACGTTCCTGACAGAATTTGTCAAAGTTGTGGTTCAAGGCAGAAGCAATCTTCACTTTTATGCGCTTAACATGAGAAAGATAACGATATTCTGCGGCATAGAGTTGACCAACACGAGCATCAGTATGTTGATTCTGGGATTGGTCATTCGGGTCAATGAGAGAAGAAGGAATGCGGAGACCCGCCGCAAGCTTCTTGTAGAACCATTCTAGGTCTGTTAGTTCCCCTAGCTGTGCGCCACCCTGCAGAGTTTCTACTCGGGAACCTTTACCCGTAGAATTTGTCGGAATGAATATATCTTCTCCCATGCTATGTGGGTCGTAATTCGTATGGAGTTCACCACCCATAGAAGACTTCTTCTGCATCAATCGAACACGCTGCCGTTCAATCGCGGCTTCACGTTTCGGGCCTTGTAGGTTCCCCACGTCAATATAATAAACACGGCGTTCGGAACTTCTGGTTACACGATAGACAACAACAGCATCTTCAATCAACTTCATTGTACGCCAAACGCCGTACACTCGCTCGATGACAGATTCACCAAGAGGATGACTACCCACTTTCATAACCAAAAGATCATCAACTGAGATAGTCTCAAAACGATCATTCTGGTTGTTCCCGACAGAGACAACACCTCCACCATTACCTCGTGTGAACAATCTACCGCGATTATCAACGCGAGGTAGATTGGGGTCATAGATGTAGTGTGTTACATGGTTCTCGTCATCTTCAGAAAGAATATAACCAACAATACGCTCTGGTGGTAGTTCTGTCAAGCTTCCGTCTTTGTTATTCCGATAGAAAGTAGCGCCAAACTTAAGGGTACGACGAACACGGTCAAAAAGCTCACAATCAAACTCCGTCCGTTTCTCCCACAACTCTTTAGCATTCCCGAGTAGTTTGATCTGTGTTCGCTTCACCTTCTTGTCTTCATCGATATCGAGAAAGATTGGTTCGTCTGCATCAGCGTTTACGGAAGATACATCTTCTGCAATGATATCAAGTGCCCGACTAATTTCAACAGAACACATATCAACTTCTTGATAGTTCTTCAAGCGATTGTAGCGAGACCCATCGTTCGAGATGACTTTGTTATACCACGAGCTGCTGATTGCATAGCTTGAGATGTTGTAAGTAGACTTACCCCCTCCCCTTTTACCTGTGAGAGCCACAGGGTTCCACTTATTTTCTACGATTTGATTCATATCCCACCCGTTATAGAGTTTATGTCTTTACCTATTTATTGGGTAAATAAAATAAATCGTGCATGAGGAAACACATATGGCACTATTAGGAACGTCTATAAGCAAAGAGGTAGTAGACTCATATGATGGGAGGAGAATAAAATGCCAATTATCAAGAATATGCCAGACAAAGAACTTATAGACCTTTATAGCGGGTTTGATGAAACTATGGTTGGCATTGGTACAGCGAACCCAGATATATACAAAACACCCGGATATTCAAAAAAGAAGATACAGTCGATCTACATTGGTGGGATGAGCAAAATCAGATATATCGGGTATGAGCTTGATCCACAACCAACCATACTTGTACTAGGATTTGAACAGAATTATCAGAGTTTGTTATGCGTACAGCTTCGGTACATGAACCAAAAGCTTCGAAAGGCTGTCATTGATTTTGTTCTTAAGACGAACTTGGCTAGAATCAAATCAAACCTCCCCATAATGGTTGACTACGAGAGTCTGAAGAAGGTAGTACCACAGATCAAAAACGTTATTAGACGTTACAAGATCGTTGGTATCAAGGTAGAAGAGACAGTACCATTGAATGAATGGTATGACGTGGCTAAAGAGTCTAGCCCATTCGAATATGTTTGGAAAGGTCAAAGCAAAGAGAAGAGGTAAATAAGTATGCTAGTCACGATGCTACCAACATCTACTAGCTCTAGACATTCAACTTTTTGATTAGGAGGCTAACCATGTCCAGCGATAATATTTATCATAAAAGCGCGAAATACCACTTCCAAGTTGCAAAGCAATTTGGTGGTGGATGGATAGCGCAATGGCGAAGCCATCATTTTATTGACAAAACATGATAATTAAACCATGATTATATCATGAAAAAATCCATATCACTCAGATTTAACTTCCGTTTAGATCCTACGCCAGAACAGTCAGATCGTCTGGCCGAGTTCGCGGCGTATGATCGTGGACTGTGGAATCTGATGCTGAGTGAAAATATACGTCGTTATGCTTACGATAAGACCTTTGTTTTCTATAGCGATATGTCGCGTCTGCTTAAAGAGCTTAAGCAGTTTGAAGAGTTTGCCTGGTTAAAGGTATTTGATTCAGCTGCTGCTCAGCAGACCTGTAAGCGTTTGGATAAAGCCTTGCGGGAAGGCGTAACCAAAGGAAATCTTAAGCAATTTCCCACACATAAAGTCTCTTACAAGATCAAGAAGCTACATGAGGACAGTTACACCGCTGTTTGCACCAATCGCTCAATCGAAATCAAAAATGGACAGCTTAAGCTGCCTAAAATTGGTTGGATTAACATCAAACAGCACCGAAAAATGATCAGTGACATTAAAACCGTCACATTAAAATACCGCCACGGTCATTGGTATGCCTCATTTACCCAAGAAAAAACGGTAACGACTAAAGGAAGGCTGAGATCGACCGCTGGTTATGATATTAACAGCCAGCAAACCGTGGTAGGCTCTAATGGGATCACGGTCAATAATCCTAAATATCTGAAGCGGAGTGTTCAAAAACTCAAGCAGCTTCAGCGTCAATTATCCAGGCGAGTCAAGGGATCAGCTCGATGGAAACGGACGAAAGCACGCATCAACACGCTGCATGGCAAGATTTCACGTCAACGTCTCGATTTCTCACACAAGCTCGCGTTCACGATAGCCAAGTGTTCCGACCTTGTGATGTTCGAAGACCTGAATGTGAAAGGCATGCAGCAGTTTAACGGTTCAATGGTGGCAGATAATGTCATGGGCAATATCACCAGCCTGGTCAAATATAAGGTTGACCGAAATGGTGGTATGTACCATGAGATCTATCGCTTTGCCAAAAGTACAGGGGTGTGTGTAGCCTGTCATCACACGCATGCGCTTTCACTGAATGAGCGTGAGTTCATCTGTGAGTCCTGTGGAACGCATCAGCTACGTGATGCGTCAGCGGCCAGCACTATTGAACGCATTGGTATAGATGAGTTAATCGCGGCGGGTTCAGTCGTGAGGGATATTCCCACAGCTCAAGAGAAACTATCTAATCAAACGAAAGTCTTCAAGCGATTGAAGTTTGATAGGGGACTTGAGAAAAGCTCTGCGGCTTAATCGCACGATTAAGACACATGCCAGCCGAGGCTGGCATAGCAGAAGCCCCTTCCAAA